AAAAATTAAGGTAGGAGATAAACTAATTGAAGAAAAAATTGGTAGAACTATTAAGTGGGAACTACAGTTCTCAAAAACCTCCCCAGGGTTTCAATCTGGCGAGTATGATTTTTATTTTAGAGGTAATGATATTGGTCTTGACACCATCGGCGATCTTGTTACTACTGCTGAACTAAATGGCATTGTAGAACGTACAGGGGCTTGGTATATACTTCCTGACGGTTCAAAAGTCCAGGGCAAGGAAGCATTTGTTAATCGTGTAAGAGAGGATCTTGACTTGCAAGAATCAATCAAGGCTAGACTAAATGGCTAGTTATACAGTCTATAATGGAAAGTTTGTTTGCCACGAGTGCAAGGCAGAAGTTAAATCTTTAAGACTTTATGCACAAACAAAAACAGCAACATGGATGTGTCCAAGTAAACACTTGAGTACAGTTAAGTTTGGCAAGCAGAAATACAGGGGCAATGACAGAGAATAGTGAGTCCAAAAGAATAGGTGCTAAGCAGCACAAAAACTCTGGACGCAACACTCAAAAAGGAGATGCTTCCTGGAAAAATTTTGTTGTAGATTTTAAAGAGGTCGGAAAATCTTTTACATTAAACAAAGAGGTTTGGGCTAAGGCCACAACTGATGCCATGAAGAACGGAAAAGATCCAGCAATTGTGGTAGTTATTGGCGAGGGTAATTCTAAGGTAAGGCTGGCTATAATTGAGATGAGTATATTAGAACAACTTTTAGAGGATGGTGTATAATAGTATTATGGATACAGGACACGCACCAAAAAACGAAATAACACCAAGAATAATAAAAGGTTTCTTTACAGAAGAAGAGGTTGAAGTTCTTCTTGCTATAGTAAATTATCAAAAAAGGGCAAGCGTTGAAGATTTAGGTGAGTTTTACGCTCCACTTGTTTTGCCAAAAATGGCAAGAATGCAAATTGAGATGATGTATCCTCCAAGCATACGAAGAAAACTTGAAATGTTTGCATCAGAAATTGTCGGAGAAGAAGTCTTTATGTCTCACAATAGTTATCTAAGTTATAACCAAGAGCATAGTCCAGGAGTAAATCCAAAACTTCCACCACACTATGATTCAGATAATTATTTTACTAAGTTGACTATGGATTATCAATTAGATAGCAATATTAGTTGGCCTATAGTTATTGAAAATGAACATTTTAATCTTGAGTATGGAGACTTGCTTATTTTTTGGGGAGCAGGACAAGCACATTGGAGAGATCCAATCGTATTTAAAGAAGGAGACAATACAGAGGTTTTAACAATGCACTTTGCAACACCAAAAGATTTTGAAGAATTAAATGGTCCTGCTAGAGCACAAGAAAAAAGAGATCAAAGACTTGCTAGTTGGAGAGAAGATCCAGTATTTGTAAAATATAATGATGATTTTTTTGATAAAGAAGCACTACTAATTAAACTAAATAAAAACAGTAACTCTTAAAAAAGGGAAAACAAATGCAAAATGAAGGCACAACAATTGATATGGTAAATGGTCTTGCAGAGATTGCAGACTATATGCAAGATGAAGAACTTACAACTGCACTTACAATGATTGCTAAACTAATTATAAAGCCAGACATTCCAATCAATGTTGCTCATGTGGAAATTGTAAGACTACAGGCAATTGCCGCTAAGATGGCTTTTAAAGCAACTTGGATGGCGAATGTTGACAAGTCAGATCGTGGAAAGAAGAATCTTTATTACACGGCAGCAGAGTCGTTAAACAATTTAGTATCTGCATTAAAGTATATTACACGCTAATATGCTATACTTATACTAATAGAAACGAGCAAAAAATGACAAAAAGTTTATTACAACAGATCATGGTTAAGCAAGAAAAAGCACCAGTTCATCCAGTAGATGCTGCTGGTTTGACGGAAAAGATTCAGTCTGGATATACTGTTAATCGTATTGATAAGCAGACTCAGAAGAAAACTTTTGCCCCATCAACTATTGCCTATGGGCATGGAGAGTGTCCAAGATATTGGTACCTTGCCTTTGACGGACAGATGTTTGAAGATGATGCAACACCTTACAGTGCAGCCAATATGACTGCAGGAACTAAGTCTCACGAAAGAATCCAAGAAGCAATGGGTAATGTTCCAGACTTTCTTGTCGATTCAGAGTTTAAGATTACACATAATGATCCACCAATCTTTGGGTATGGAGATGTCATGGTTAATTGGCAGGGAGAAGAACTTCTTGGTGAAATTAAAACAATGATGCATGAAGGTTTTGAGTACCGCAAGGCGCATATGAAACCAAAGACTGGTCACTTAGTCCAGTTACTTATATATATGAAAATTCTTAAGAAGCCTAAAGCAGTTCTTATTTATGAAAATAAAAACAATCACGAGTTGCTTATTCTTCCAGTAGAAGTAAATGATTATTATCGTCGGTGGGTAGACCAGACGTTTGAATGGATGAGATCAGTTCGTAAGGCTTGGGTCGACAGAACCCTGCCTGAAAAGAACTATCGCTCAAATTCAAAAATTTGCAAATCATGTCCTATTAAAAAGGCTTGTGCAGATGCTGGCAAGGGAGACTTTAAATTAAAGTCCTTGGAGCCTATAGATGAAGCATTGTCAATGGTGTGATAAACAATTTAAAACTGATATAGCCTATCAGATATACTGTTCACCAGAGTGTAGAGACATGTCAACAAAAGAAAAAATTGCTGCAAGGTATATGATTTCTAGAAGACAAAAAAGAAAAGGCAAAGAAAGAAACTGTAAATCATGCAAAGAGTCTTTATCAATATATAACGATGATAATCTTTGTGTAAAATGCAATGTTAATCCTTCTGACGTAGCAAAAGCATTAAAAGAAATTAAGGATAATTTAAAATGAAACTAGCAGAGGCAATAGGAACTAAAATTCCAAAAACTATTTGTGCTATTGATGCAAGCACAAACAGTCTTGCCTTTGCTATTTTTGATACTCAGCAAAAAACTTTAGAGTCAGTGGGGAAGATTACTTTTAAAGGTAGGGACACTTACGAAAAAGTTATGGATGCTGGACAAAAAGTAAAGGCTTTTCTTGATATGTACGGTGGCTTTGAGGCAATAGTTATTGAGCACACTGTCTTTATGAATAGTCCTAAGACAGCAGCAGACCTGGCTTTAGTTCAAGGAGCAATTCTTGGATCAGCAGGGCAGTCTGGAACTAAAGTTATAGGTAAGGTATCGCCGATTACTTGGCAAAATTTTATTGGTAACAAAAAAATTTCTAAAGACGAACAACTATTTATTCGTTCTCAAAATCCTGGTAAGTCAGTTTCTTGGTATAAAACTTACGAAAGAAACCTTCGCAAAGAAAGAACAATTAAGTTTATTAATATTAACTATGATAGAACTATTACAGATAATGATGTTGCGGATGCTTGCGGTATTGGGCACTGGGCTATAAAAAATTGGGGTAAAGCAATTGGAGTTGACAATTAATATCGTGGGTGCTAAACTATATACATCAGAGACTTTTATGCGTAAGAGATATCTTATAGACAAGAAGACTCCAGAAGATATTGCAAAGGAGTGCGGAGTGAGTTTGGAAACTATCTACGTATATCTTGCAAAATTTAAATTAAGAAGGTCTAAGCGATGAATAAAATTGAAAAAGCGTTGGTAGCACTTGCTATAGCAGGCACTGTTGGTTTTGCTTTTGCGTTTGCTGCACTAAAGGGCATTCCAGAAGCATTTGATTGGGAGCCAGACGATGAGTGATAACCTAAATATAACAGTTGATCAAGTTAATAATCCATTACACTATACCTCAGACCCATCTGGTATTGAGTGCATTGAGATAACTCGACATCGCAATTTCAATATTGGAAATGCATTCAAGTATCTGTGGAGAGCAGGACTTAAAGATGAAGCAAAGACAATACAAGATCTTGAGAAAGCAATATTCTATATCAAGGATGAAATTAATAGACTAGAGGGAAAATATGTCAACTGAAGATGATCTAATTAAGCACCTTGATCAAGTAAATCAGGTTGTAGAAGAATACCTTAAAGGAAATGACCCAACCGTAATCTCTAAGCAATTGGCTATTCCAAGACAAAAAGTTGTAACTCTTATTAATGAATGGAAGGTTATGGCATCTGCTAATGATGCTATTCGTGCTCGTGCTAAAGAAGCGCTTGCTGCTGCAGACACACACTACAGCAAGTTAGTATCTCGTACATACGAAGTTATTGATGAGGCATCAATGACAAATAATCTTAGCGCTAAGACTGCAGCAATTAAACTTGTGATGGATATAGAGTCTAAAAGAATTGACATGCTTCAAAAGGCTGGTCTTCTTGAGAACAAAGAACTTGCAGAAGAAATGATGGAGATTGAGAAACGTCAAGAAGTTTTAGTATCAATATTAAAGGATATTGCATCTGAGTACCCACAAGTCCGTGATGAGATTATGCGTAGACTTTCTTCATTTGCAAAAGACAACGAGGTGATTACAGTTGTCCACGATATTCAATGATTTCTTAGAAGCACTACA